CATAATGTCATAGTTAGGGTCGTCCGCTATGATTGATACTTTTGTGTGTGTTATTCCTGCCATTGTTTACCTCTTAATAAAATAGCCCGCTCTCGGATTGAGAACGGGCGTTATAGAACGGCGGTTCGGTTTAAGTTTGTCGGGCGCTTTCGCGGCGGACTGTGTCTTATGTTATCTCAAATAGGTTTCTCCCACACCAACGGGATTTCCCGCCGGCACTCCAACTGCCCCTGAACACGGGTCAACGATGGTATTCCCTGCGACTAGTGTCGCGCCGTCAAAGGCTTGTAATCCAGCCGCGCCATTGAGGAACGGGCAGGATACTAAGCCGTTGCGGATATTGTCGCGACCTCGTGCGGAGTAGTCAAGCGCAACTTCGGCGGCTGTCCAAATACGGTTATAAACACGTTGGTCGTGTATGATTATCCGAGAATATTCATTAACCGTTGCGTATCCACCAATATAAGCATCAAGCCCTGTTTCAGAAGTTACCGCTCCGACAGGATTTGTGTCACTGTCAAGAGATTGTGCAACCCCGTTTAAGTAAATAATAGGATCATTGGCGGCAAGGCTATTGTCGTATGTGATAACGATTCTGTATGGCGTGTTTAGGGCAAGAGACTGATTGCTAAACCACAAGCCTCCGCTAGTTGCTGCATTTTGTGAAACGGTGATTGAGTTATATGTTGCATCTCGATAAACAAGGAACTCAAATGTAGAAACACCAGCGTTATCAATTAAAAATATCACGTGTGGGAATCCGGCAGTATTGTTTCCGGTTATCTGAATCCATCCAGTGACTGTTTTTGTCGCAAGATTCAACACAGCCGTTGGATTGGTATACTTCAAACTTGATCCGTTAACAAAGTTAATTGCCATTGTTTCCGCCTTCTGTGTGCCGAGAAGCAACGCGCCAACTACCAGCACCGCAATGATTAGCCACATTACTATTTCTTTTTTCATCGTATATCTCCTCGCTAATTGAATGATTAGCAATTTGATTATACAACTTTTCTAACCTTAATTCAATCATTTAGTTTTATGTTCAACTCATATTTTTTGATTATCGCTTTGATAATCATTATGAGCGCCCTCACTACTATGCTTGCTAAATCCTTGTCGGTCATGCGCTTACCTGAATGTTTATCAAGTTCATGTTGAAATCGCCAGCCGCGTCATCCGCGCTCACGTCCCTGAACACGGTCATGCAAACCCAATCACCAACCGCTACACTATCGCCATTGGTCAGGGTTATGGTGTCGTCAAATTCTGTCCCCGCTGCATCTGGAACCGTCTTTGTTGCAGTGTTCACGGTTGCGAATACCTTAGCGGTCACGCCAGTATCCCCAGGACTGATGGCTGCCAGTTGTACCGCTATACACACTGTTTTACTGGTATTAGCCCCCGCCATGTATCCGGCATAATGTAAATACAACGTTGTCGATGGCGCCCGGAATATCCACATCCTGCCTTCATCCGTTGATGCGTCAAATGACAATATCGGGATGATAGGCTTTGTCGTCCCCGCCCCGCTTGATTCCACCACTGACAACGGCGCTGCCTGCAATCCTGATAATGGTGGGAGTGACGACAATATATTCACGTCATTAGCACCACCAAGTGCTACCACGTCCGCTGCTAAAATATCTTCATTTGTTTGTATTGTCATGTTTACCTCAAAAGTAGTTCCCAATCGAACGTGAGATCGTTAAGCCCTGCGCTATTATCCTCACTCTGCGAGAAGTGAGAAAACAACGTGCCTGAATTAGCCGTGCCAGTCGCACCATTGCCAAATATGCCGCCCTCTTTGATGTTGAAGGTTGATTGCGCTGCGGTGTAAAATGTGCTCACAACCACGCTCACACTTGACCTTGCAATAGATGTAAATACCTTACGTGCCGCCTCAGTCCCCAACTGTGTATCACCTGCAGCGGGTGCAGTTGTGCTGGTGCCAATGGCGTGATAGTTCAATCCCGTTCTGCTCTCACCAACAAGGAAGTCCGCTACCAGTACCTTCCCGGCTGTTACAACAAGGTTATCGACAATATTCTCATGTACGCAGAAGCCGGCGTGTTTTGCGAATTGCACCGCGTCCTGCAGTGACAAGCCTATGCTCATCAAATAAGGGATCACTCCTGCTCGGAATGCCCTCACAGTTGAACGCCCTTTGAATTTCAGGTTATCCATATCTAGCCCCATTTCGCAAAGCCCCATTTACAGCCGTCATCCCACTGGTAAGTCCCTGTGTGGGTTGTCACAGCTCCGACTGTCTCAAATAATTCCAACTCTTCAGCGTCCGTTATGAGGACATCAGTTACTTCATCCTCACGGTACGGCATAGTCGGTGTTGATGCTCGTTTCAATGCGAGTAGAACATCCACTAAATCAGGGTTATAGTTCCCCGCTTCTACAGACACTTCCACCGCCCCCGCTATTCCTATGTCGGTATTCACTTTCTGAATCAAATAGGATGTGTCAATGACCATCGCGTCATTTTTCATTCCAACGGTCATGCCAGCGCGGAGCCGTCTCTTTTGGCAGTACCATGAGTAGTATTGTTTACCCAGAGCGGACTCGATCAATAACTGATTGCCTTTCAACCTGGCGACCGTTTTATCTACAATTGAACTGTCGGTATAAACGTAGTAAATCTCGCGCCCGTAAAGGTCGATGGATGCTTGATTCCTTGCCCGTGTCCTCAATGGGATTTCATACTGCCCGGTCAACTTCACGGCGTTGGGCAACGATGGCCACACGGCGGTTTGCTCAATCACCGCTTCCTGGAAGTAATAGAGTACATCATCAGCTCCAGAGAGTTCACCGATGTACCCAACCTTCACGGTCATGGGGGTCCAAACAGGCGTGCCTTCAGTACCGTCATTTCGCCATATTTGTACCGCTGTCTGACCTGTCGGAGCCTGGTATTTGAATGGTAGCGAGATTCTATTATGCTGTCCTGTACCCGGTAGGTATATCGTTTCATCAGCGGAGCGGTAATTACCACCAACAACCTCAACCACGTTGAATGTACCGGAGCCGTCGTCTGTCTTTACCAGCCCATAATAAGGGAATGTGGTTAGCAGATCCGGTGTATCTGAAAAACTATAGGGCGCGGCGGTATCCTCTGATTTGAAATAGTGTAATTTCTTGTCATAATCCACATACCAATCAGCACCTGTCAGTCCACAAATGAAATCAAGCGCGTCTTTCAATGTCTTACGGCTGAATTGAACACTGGTTAGGGTGGATAGTTCATCAACATACGTTGTCGCGTCAATCTCTGAAAGGTAATCAGTGAACAGGTCATTGATGATATAAGCGTCTGTTTTACTGGTGTATTTGGTCGCTTGCACAACCACTGTTTCCAATAGTTTGGAGTAATCGACACATGAGATTGAGTAATCCAGATCATAAGTCAAAGCGGATTCAGTTGGTTCAATTTTGGTGATCAACCCGGCAAATATCCTCACGGCGTTGTCGGTGATAATGACCTCCTGCCAGTTCTGGATTGTTACCGTGTTTGGGACGTTGAATAGTTTTATTTCGCAGGTATCATATTGTCTTGTCAGGATGCTTTGAATATTTACCATGGCTGTTTCCAGGTCAAGGTAACTTTTCATCTCAACCGCGTTTATCGTAAGACTTAGGAATACAAGGTCATTCGGATAAACGTAAGGCGACTCTTCGGTTTGAAAAGCCGTTGGTTGAAACGCATCAGCCTGAAATGGAAGGGACGCGGTCATGCTTGTGGCAATCCCCCTTGTTGCTTGATCTTCTCACCAACAAGTTTGACAAACTGCTCAGGACTATTGATACCGCTCACGTTGAAGTTATAGGTATTACCACCACCCCCGCCGCCTTTGTCAGATGCACCAACGCGGGAGGAAGGGGTCACACTCCAGCGTTCACCCGAGGACAATCCCATCATGTAGTTGTCATGGTTGAATCCCTGGGGGACAATACCGGAACCGCCAGCGGCTTGGTTGTACTGTGTGTCTGATGTGCCGTACCCGCCGTAGCCTGACCCGCCCCAATTTATATTTATATTGCTCATGCTTTTGATGTATTCAAGTTGTTTAGCCAGACTTGCCGATTTACTGATATATGCGTCAAGGTCTCCGGTTTGCGCGTATTCTTCACGTAAATTCTGAATGGCGGTAATCTCAGCCATTGCTGCGCTGTCAACCAATCCCATACCTTGCGCTAATAACAACGCCTGCTCAGCATCAAGTCCTTCGGCTGCCAGGTTGAATAACAATTCTTGTGTAAGTGCCTTGAAATAGGTTGTAGTTGAAATAACGCTTGC